TTGTGGTAGGTTTGATGCCTGTCTTAGCATCCAAAGATGAAAGTACATGACTCATGCAGCGCTCCTTTGAGATAATCACCTACGGGTGCCAGATGAACGTGCACGACTCCGAGCGCATCCATCCAACAACCTGAACTTACGGGTTCATCTTACCAAATCTGCAATTCAGCCGCAACAAACGACGCTAAAAAACCCCTGTAGGGAGCATTGGGGATGCCATGGATTTAACCCTACAGAGGCATGAGAAGCTTACACAGCAAAAGACCCTGCGAGCAACTAGGCTCAAACAGGGTCTTCTGTCTTGTAGGGAAGCAGGGAGAAACCTACAAGTTGGTTGAGTTAGAGGAACGGCGTTGAGGCAGGCTTTCCTCCAACCCAAGTCTCATTCAGGAGTAGTAGGACTTACGGTCTTCCAGATAGTTGCTAGCCTCTCCTCATGGCAATCCAATGACTTGTTCAGTGCCTCATGCATTTCCTTTTGTTCAGCAGCGAAGCCCTCAGACCATACAAGGTGTTCATCTTGGCTCTTAATGATGTCAGCTTGGTTGTGAGTCATCACAGCTTGGTTATCAACCACTGACGCTACTACTGCCTCAAGTCTGTCTAATGCGTCCTTCACATGACTACCGCCATTTGTTGTGGTCAGAGTCTTTTCAATCTTGTCTACCGTCTGACTTGTGGCCTTGGCATTGGTGTTGATGACACTCAAGTATCTCCAACCAAGTCCACCAATCACAAGAATCAAAAGTGCCATGATTTGGTACCAGTTCTCAAAAGCCAATGGGTCAGCCGCTACCTCCATAATCGTCATATCAATTCCTTACGTTGGGTCATAACTAAAGTTCAGCCAAGCTGTAGGAGTACCTGAGCCTGCTGTTTGTACTGTAATCTTCATTGCTCCCGCTGCGTCCACAAGAGCATAACCAACAGCAGGGGGAGTCATTGCAATACGATTAATGGTGCCTGTGTAGCCGTTAGATGACCTTGCCCAAGATGGCACGTTGCCAGTATCAATGATTGTCTTGTCTCCTGTTGAAGCAAAAGCTGTTCCAGAAACAGTACCTCTCACATAGACCACACCATCTTGCTTTTGCTTAATCTGCAACTGATTGATGTGGTTAAGTCCAGCAGCAGGGGTAAGGTTTGTCCATCCATACCTATCGTTACCGGGCTTGCCGGTAACTTCATCCCATGTTGGAGCTTGTCCAGTGTGAAATACCCTGTTCCAAGCTGTCGAACCATTGTTAGCTGTCGTACGGTAATACAGCCCTTGAGAGAAGAACGATGAAGCAAGTTGCATAGCGTAGTAGTTGCCAGCGTTGCTGTGGGTGGTGGAGAGCAGATGCCACCAGCCGTCTTGTCCTGCCGGGAATCCTGTAGCAGGGGAGCCTGCTGAGTTCTCATAGAAGCCAGAATCAATACGGCTGATAGCACTTCCAGTACCTTGAATGACCGGAACCTTCCCAGACAGCAATGAGTTTGTCTCAGACTCTGTGTAATACCTGTCATCGTGATTGTGTCCTGAGGTTGCATACCTTGCGTCCTGCTCAGCCTTGGAAAGTGATAGCTGGTACCAAGAACCCCAAGTGCTACCGTTCATCTTCCTGCGCCACGTTCTTGTGTCTGTACTTGTGTCACCTGTGAATTGAGTCAGCGTCTGGGTTACCCAGTTACCATCATGTTGAATGACTTCTCCAAGCCACCAGTCACCACCGGGGGCATTTGCTGCGGTAGAACTGCTGTACCAACCATTGCCCTTGGCATCATTCCAGTCAGTGAAATCCTTCTTTGAATCCCAAGCAAGTCTTCCAGTAATGTCGTCTGCTGAGTGCGTGTGGGCAGGCAAGGCTTTGCCGTTGACAATTCCAGACACAACAAGTTGGTTGTTGGCAATGACTGTCCACACCCTGTTACCAACGGCAAGGTTGCCTACGAGGTCAACAGGAGTGACCAATAGTGGTGCTGCGTCACCATCAACCCTGATACGCAAAGGGCTTACCTGAGTTACCGTTGCCCATTGGCTAGGGAACTTTGGTTGTTCAGCATCCTTAGGGATTAAAAGGTCAAGGTTCATACTAGTGTCCTAATCGTGCTTTGGATTAGTCCACCAACGGTTAGTGTCCAAGTTTGCTTCTGACATACAGCCTTAACAACCTTGCCTAGCTTCTTGTTGGTGAACGTCACTACTTCATTGAGACCAAACTCAAGGTCAGGGTGCCTAATCTCAAATGTCTCTGAGACCTGCCTAGCATCAATGAGCTTACGGTCTGCAATAGCCTGTAGGTTGGCTTCGTCAACATAGTCAACGTCTGTCTGTGTAATTGTCTGCCATGGCCTAGAAGGGAAGCTGTAAGGGCTGGCAGGGTCAGTGTCAGTAGCAGTCTTTGTGAGTGCTTCAACGTCACCAGCAGTCTTGCCAACACAGATGAACTTGTTGGGTACAGAGAACGGGTCATAGTTGCGTACGAATGCTGGCAAGTACATGCCGTTGGCATCATCAACAAAGTTGTACAGGACTGCACGGTAGGCAGGAGCTACATAAGATGTTGACCTGTAGTAACCCATGCCGTCACAGTAAATACCAAAGTAGTTAGCAGCAGCTAGCAAGTCATTGACAATCCTGAGCTTTGGTGTGTTCGCTTCCCAGACCATGCCGTTAGCAAGTGTTGCTGCACTTGTTGGGATAGCTACCTTGGTCTCTCCTGTGGATTGAATGACTTCAATGACCTTGTTGATAATGTTGGTTCCAGCAGCTACCGAATACGTACCCCCGAAATTGTCGTCAGTCAAGATCATTGTCTTGTCATAGAGGTCAACCTGCATGGTTGTCTCTGTGTCGTCGTATGCCTCAGCAGGAACCTTAGGGATAGCTGTAATCAATGGCTTGTCGTTGTACCAGACCCTAACCCTTGAGTGTAGCCAGTCAATGTTGGACAGCTTGCTCAAGTCGATAGAGCCAGAACCACGAATGTCAGCACTCACGGAGAAGTCAAGCGTTCCGCCATCCTGTACCCCGTTTAGAGTGCTCACAAGCCTGTCATGAGTATCCAGAAGCTCATACCTAAAGGTCTCTTCAAAACTAGCCTTCATTGTAATCAACCTCTGTCAACTCACAGCTAATACTTGCAAGGTCAGAGCTAGCAGCATGGCTAATGTCAACCTCACCAATGGATACGTAGACCTTGCGTCCTAGAGGGTCACGGTAGACAAGTGGAGCTGGAAGGTCTGCTACAGCCTCAAAGGCTTCCCAGCTACCTAGCTCAGCTTCCTTGCTAGCAAAGCCTGCAACGTCTCCTGAGAGCCTGTACACACGGCTCCTAGCTGTTCCTACGTACTCAACAGGCTTGGTGCGTCCTGCGAACGTGTGGAGCACCTTTGTACGTCCTACAGCAACGTCTACAGCAGGGTTGCCCTTGAGCCTTGCTACCTGAGCAAATCCATTGCCACCGTTGATGAACACCCATTCAGAACAAGGAGTAGCAACGCTAGCTTCTCCTGCTGTGCTTGTTGGCAGTGCTGACCAAGTAACAGCCTTATAGGTGACTGTCTTATTCAATGGCGGTACATAGTCAATGGTTGAGCTTGCAAGTTCTAGGTTGCTAGCAATCAATACATTGTCACGGTATACATCAACGTAGATAGGTTCAGCTTCACCTTCACCAGCAGCAGGAGTAACAATGTTGATGTAGACCAATCCCTCAGCTTCGTTGTAGCTAAGCTCAAGGTCTGGTGTTGGAGGGTCAACAAAGTCTGTTGCAAATGCCTTAGTTGCTGTGTTGCTCCAAAGGCTGGAACCGTCCTGTACCAGTACCTCAACTGTGTAACTTGAGTTGTTAACTAGGGGAGTGTTGAAAGCGTAGCTAGTTCCCGTTGTACCGTTCTTCTCTTCAACGGTCACACCAGACTTCTTAAGACGTGCAATCCACGCTACCTGTGCCGTGCCCTCAGAATCAAAGTATGTCCAAGTAGCTGTGAGCTTTGCACTGTCTGTGATGGTGGCAACGCTAGGGCTTGTGATGGTCACAGATGGGATAGCAGACGCAACAACGATCTTGCTTGCTGACCAATCGCCAAAGTTTGCATGACCACCCTTTGTGCGTACCTGCACTTCATAGGTGTTGCCATTGTGGAGAACGCTATAGTCAAGAGCACGAACAGCAGCAGTTGTATTTGACAGAGTTGTCCATGCATTCGCACCTAGGACGCTAAACCTGATTTCAGCAGCAGCTTGGACAGTGGAGTCAAGAGGGTTGTGCACCCAAGACACAGTGATTCCTGACAAGTTGATATCAACTACGGTCTTGTCCAATGTCACTGTTGGTGCAAGTGGAGGAGTCAATAGCTGGACAGTATTTGATGTAGCTGCACCAGAGTTCCTAGAACCGTTCTTAGTGAATACGTCGTACCTGTGTGTATATGCAGGGTTTGCAGTTGTGTCAGTGTAGGAAGTTCCAGCAGGTTCACCCTTGTACGTCCAATTGCCGTTTGAGGAGTCATAGACGATGAATCCTGTTGCTACCGCTGAGTTGTTGGTCCAAGTGACAGTAATGTTGGTACCGTCCTTTGTGGCAACAACATTGCTAGGAGCGTTAGGGGTTGTTGCTACGTCACCAGAAATTGAGTAGGAGCTATACGCACCTAGGTTGACTGCACGAACACGGTATGCGTAACGCTTGTCACCAACAGTGCTCCAATCTTGGTAAGCAATGGTGTCAGCGTTCAAGGTTGCAATGAGGTTCCATGAGCTACCTTCGTTACGCTCAAGCAAGACGTTGGAAGCAATCGTAGAAACGTTAGTCCAAGTAACATTGATTTGGTTATCAGAGACGTAGCTAGCTGCACAAGCTGTAGGAGCAGCAGGAGTAGTACCAACAAGGTTGGTGTAAGTCCAAGCTGAGTACAAGGTAGGACCAACTAGGTTAACGGCAATAATCCTGAACTGATACTTGTTGTTGGCAGACGTAGTTACTCTGTAGCTCGTTGGGTTGCCAGTCAAGGTTGTTACTTCTGTCCAAGCGCCACCATTGACGGATTGGTGCACAACGATTGAGTTGTCAAGAGTGGAGTTGTTCACCCAAGTTAGATCAATGGCTGAGTCGCTTACGAACGTTGCAACAGCGTTAGATGGTGTAGCAGGGCTAGTAGTGACGTAACCACTGTATGTGTACCCAGACCACAAGTTGTAGCTTGTAACCACTACACGGAAAGAATACTTTCTGTCAGCTACAAGGCCAACAGCGGCGTAAGAGGTCTCGGCTCCACCAATGCCAGCAATAGTTGTCCAAGCGTTCGACACATTGTCCCAGCGGTCAATGTAGATAGTGTTCTGACTGGTGATAGCACTAGCATTTGCCCATGACAGGTTGATTTGTCCGTCAGTTGCACGAACAGCATTGAGGGATGTTGGCACATTAGGTGTGGTTCCATAGCCTGCACTTTGGTTATAACCTGACCAACCTGTTGTGTTGGTTGCTACTACGCGCCATGTGTAAACCCTGTCAGCAACAGTTCCAGTGTCAGTCCATGCATTCACGACACCTAGAACAGCTACGTTGGTCCAAGCTCCCCAAGCATTGTTGACGAACTCTGCACGATCTACACGGACGTTTACATATGGTGCCGCTGTAGTTGGGTTGTTGTTCCAACTCAAGTAGAAGTTGTTGTCATTGTTACGTGAGGCTGTAAGACCCCATGGCGCATTAGGAACTGAGTATGCCCTAGCTGGGTATGTAACTGTCTCAGAGTTGCTTAGGGTCTGTCCTGCATAGTCCACACCAGACAAGGAAGCTGAGAACGTAGCTGTTGAAGTAGCACCATAAGTAAGGGTGTGCCATGACTCACCAACAGACTTGATGCGTTCTGAACCTGAACCACCAACGTTGAGGTTTGACCATGAGTCGTCTGTAACTGCTCCACCTGAAACAGTCAGCTTGTTTGTTGAGTCAACGATATTGACGCTACGGTCAATTTCTACTCGTGCGTCTGTGATACGTGCTTGGCTTCCATCTGCCGATAGTTCGATACCGTCCCAGAAGCAACCAATCTTTACGCCATTATGGCTAGAACCCCATCCACCTGCCATTACACACCTGCCTTTGCCTTACGTTGAATTGCTGTCATCCACTTCTTGAAGTCGTCTGCCTCAGCTTGTGTGAGATTCATTTCAACTCCGTCAATGAAGTATTGGTGAACAGTGCCACCAGCTCGAACTGTGTCTAGAGCTAGGTTGCTGTCTAGAGTCATTGAGTTACTGAGCTTGTCCAGTGCTCCCGTAGCAATGCCTACGTTCTTCTCAATGCCCTGTGCTAGACCTTGGACCATGTACTTGCCATAGCCTGCAAAGACCTTTGAGGGAGAAGCGATACCGAATAGCTTCTTAACGAACGCTAGTACGTCTCCAACCCATCCCTTAATCTTGCCCTTGATCCAGCTATAGCCATTGGAGATACCAGCCCACAAACCATCTACGATGTGGTCACCAGCACTCTTAAGCCAGCTTGAGGCACCATCAAAGAATCCCTTGACCTTGGTATCGATTGAACCAAACCAGCTAGCTACTTCGTCCCACTTGGACTTAAGACCAGACCAGTTACCAGAAATAATGTCTCGTCCAACACTCACAAGCCAGCCAATAGCACCAGCGTAGAAACCTACGACCTTACCGGGAATGCCACCAAACCAACCGTCAATGGTGTTCCAGATAGTCTTGATACCGCTGAACAAACCACTGAGGATGTTCTTACCACCAGTTACCAGCCACTCAATAGCACTGTCAAAGACTGCCTTGACCTTGCCGGGAATCTCTGTGAAGAACCTAATTACAGTGTCCCAAGTTGTCTTAATGCCGTTCCACATGTTCGTAAGCCAAGTCTTGACAGCGTTTACAGCGTCAGAGAATGCCTTGACGATTCCATCCCAAGTCTTGACGATGCTGTCCCATAGGTCCGTAAGGAACTTGCTCACAGCAGCAATGGCTGTGTTGAAGGTCTTAACGATGGTGTCCCATGCTTCACCTAGGAACTTTGTGAACCCTGCCCAAATGGCCTTGCCTAGTTCTGTCTGTGTGAAGAAGTAGATGAGTGCAGCTACAAGAGCAGCAATGGCAATGACGATAAGCACAACTGGGTTAAGAGCCATGACAGCATTGAAGATTGCAACAGCAGCACTTACGACACCAAAGGCAGCAGCTACTACACCAAGACCGATACCTAGAGGAATCAGCCAATCCTTGTTCTTGACTAGCCACTCACCAAAGCCTTGAAGTGCTGGCATGGCAACATCGTTAATCCATGTGGAGAACTGAATTACGTACGGCATAACAACGTCTGCGATTTGCTGACCAATGTTTGCCCACTTGTCCTTTAGAATCTCAAGCTGTCCACCTAGGGTCTTTGCATCCTTTGCAGCTTCACCCTTGTACTTGGCTGAGCGCTCTTCTAGGACAAGCTGTGTAGCCTGAGCCTTAGATAGATGTTCTGTCTTCATCTTCTCTGCAATAAGACTGTCAAGCTTCTTCTTGTCCATACCTAGGAGCTTTGCCATACCTGCTGTACGTCCACGTACCGCTGATTCCCAAGCCTTTGCAACTGTGTCCTGCTCAACACCCATGGCACCTGAAATGTCAGCTACACGAATGATTGTGCTCTGTAGTTCCTTACCGCTCAAGTGTGCGTTCTTGAAGCCATTGGCTAGTACAGAGCCAAGGTGTGCAGCATCTGTTGTGCTAATGCCTAGGTCTGCAAGGCTGAAAGAGAACTTGCTGAATGAGTCTTGGAACTTCTGTCCATAGGCTGTACCAATGTTGCCAAAGTCATCCTCACGGGCTTTGAACTGGTCTACAACCTCTGACACAACGTCTACAACCTTGGAGAGTGCGAACATGCCAAGTAGGGCACCACCCATCTTCTTGAAGGTGGATGAAGCTGTCTTGGACACCTTGTTCATGCCCTTAGCGAAGTCCTTAGTGTCAGATAGCACCGACACAATTACTTGCTGATTCGCCATAACCTCTCCTTAATAGTAATCCGTACCGCTGAGAAACGACTAGCAGCAGGTACGGAAGTTCACTTCTTGTGAGCCTTGTTGTAAGCTCGTACGATTTCGTTTCTTTGGTTGACTGTTAGGTTCCAATAGTCACTAGGACTCATACCAATAGCGACTACAAACATGGCTAGGTCTTCATCCCTGCCGTTGTCAGCTTTTGGAACTGTCACCCATAATCCCTTCAAGCTCGCTCATCTTCATGTTCTTAGCCTGCTCAAAGGTGTACTTTGGGTCTTCACGCTTCTTGAGCACGAAGGCAATAGCAGCCATCATTAGAGCCTTTGGGGCAGACTCATCACCCATGGTTGCGATTGACTGGTCTGAGAGCTTCTCAACCATTGCCACTTCGCCTAGCGTTAGTTCGCTTACGTCCATAATCTTGCTTCTCCCTTACTTCAAATTGTTCTTGCGTAGCACGTCTCCGATGCCATCGCTTAGAGCTTCCACAATTTCTGTCTCACGATCTTGAAGAGCGTTCAACAGGAACGGGTTTGGCTCAATGTTGTGCTCAGGCCATCCGTAATGGATGACTCCTGCGTATGGAGTCTTAGCTCCACCAGCACGTACAACAGCCTTTGTCTTTCCCCTGCCTGCTCTTACAGTGGCTTCTAGAGCACCTGTAGCAGAAGGGACGTTTGCTGCACGCACCACAATCTGTCCTAGGCTGTGCATCAGTTCCTTTTGGTCCTGAGCATCTGTGCCTGCGTCTCTGAAAGCCTTGTTGAGCTTTCGTAGTCCATCAATACGAACAGATTGTGATGCGTTTGCAGCCATAATTAGGCGATGACCTTAGTTACGTCGCCTACTACCTTCCATTCGAAATCGAATGCCCACACGTCTTCTCCTGCGTCTCCACCAATAGCTGGCTTAACGCCAATCTTGACGGTACCTGTGAAGTGAGGCTCAGCAGCAGAAGCAACTGCATTGCCCGCACGAGCAATAACAAAGTCAACCTCTGTACCTGTGTTGTCCCAAACCATGTTCCAGAAGCTGTCTTCTGCGTCATCCTGTGCAGCAGAGCCAGTCATTGTCCATTCATAGGAACCACCAGCAGCAGCGTCAGCAAAGGTAACGAACTTGCTGTCAGCCTCTGCCTGCTCAAGACGAATGGAGGTCAAGTGAGTCTTGTACTCAACGCTGTCAATGGTGACAGTTAGAGCGTTACCCTTGATTCGTGCCATTTCTTAAATCCTTACGTTGTTGTAAATCTTGATGTTGACTGCTACGTACGTTGCGTTGCTGACTTCCAATGCATAAGGCTTGGAGACTTCCTCAACGCTGTACTTGCTATCAACCAAAGACACAATTGCATCCTCTAGAAGTGCGTATAGCTTTTCCGTGGCTACCGCGTTTACTCCTGTTGGAGCAACTAGAATGATTTCCCATCGTGTCTTGAACTCACCAAACGAACCTCCCGGTTCCATGAATGGTGAGCCTGCCTGTACTACTGCCACTGGGGGAGTAATACGGTCTGGCAGGTGAGGGAATGCAGTAAGTCCTGCATCCTTGAGTGTCTGTGCAAGCGCTGTGCTGACTGTCATTAGCTCGCTCATGCAATACCAAACCCAACGAAACGCTTGAGTAGTGGATACGCGCCAACCATTGGGTCTCTTGCGATACGAATTGCAGAACCATCAAAGGTTGTGAACTGAGCTACACCGTTAGGAGCGTTCCTACGGTGGAATAGCTCGCTGCCAACCTCAAGGTACGCACGCTCAAGCACCAGCTCTGGCACAGTGGCATTGCCAACGTATCCATCAACTAGTGCAATCGCTTGGTCAACGCAGGACTCAATGTAAGTCAAGTGCTCGTCGGTACCGTTTACGTAATCCTTGAGGTCAGCAGCAATCATGACTTAGCCTCAGGCAACAACGTCTACTGGAACAATGCCCTGTGGGAACAAGTCTGCAATAGCTGCAAACATGTAGACAGAGAAGTCCTTGCTAAAGTTGATGATGTTTTCATCCTGTAGTGAAACAACAGGAGAAGTGAACATCTTGATAGCGGACTTGTTCACGAACGCAGGGTCAGCAGTCAGACCGGGAACGTATACAACAGGTACGTTGACCAAACGGCCACCAATACCAGTTACGTCAAGGTTGCCAATGGTGTTGTTGCCAGCACCGTTGATTGCAAAGACTGGACGTCCCTCTACGTCAACAAGGTTGAGAAGCTTCTTGAAGTCAGCCTTGCCAACAACAAGAGCGTCAAGACCAAGACCGTTAGCTGCGAACTTGTCAGCAGCGTCAACAGTGGCTTCTAGCCATGCGAGGTACTCAGTACCAACAGCAACGTCTACCTTGTTTGCTGCCTGAGCAGTAACAAGAGCGGTGTAGTCAGCCTTGATGAGAGAGTTAAGACGCTTGCCAGTCTCAACAGCCATTAGCTGTAGGGAAGCGTTAAGCATCTCAACAGAAGAGCGCTCAATCTCGATACGGGTTAGCTGAGTGTAACCACCGTAAGCCTTGATGTCTGCATACTTGGTTTCCTTAGCGATCTTGCCGAACTGTGCGTCTGCACCTTCTGCAATCTCGTCAACAACAAGAGTGTTGCTCTTGAGCTGTGCGTACTCAACCTGCATACCTGTTGCTGGAAGAGCAGCAGAGCTAAATAGGTTGCGTAGTGGGGCATTCTCGTTGACGATACGTGTTAGGTCGCCAATCCATGCCTTCTGCATTACAGCATCGGCGGAAGTTCCACCTGTGTATGCACGTACTTCTGCTTCATCGTTCTTAGCGATTAGCTTAATAACTTCACCAGCAGAGCGAGTGTCTACCTTTGGTGCAGCTTCAATAGTGGAGAGAGTGGAAACCTTGCGCTCCAAAGACTCAATGGTTTCCTTCATCTCAGATAGCTCAACGTTATCCACGTCAATCATCCTTTCGTTAATAGGAGCTAGTTCCTGTGCTGCCTCATTGGCATTACGCACTTCCTCAACCTTGGCTCCCTCATAGGCTGGGATTGGAACAATGGAGACCTCACGAACGTCAATCTTTGTTCGTACTACGGTTCCGTCTTTGTCCTCACGCTGTTCAACTGGCATGAAGCCAATTGAGAAACGGTCTAGGACACCATCACGTAGCAGGGTGTAAACCTCATCACCACGGGAAGTCTTAGAAATCTTGGCTGTGATTGACCAGCCGGCTTCTGTGTCACGAGAGTCAATGACCTTGCCGATTGGCTCATCGTGCCCATAGAACAACTTGATGTTGTCCCTAGGCATGACTGCGTTAGGGGCAATCATTTCCTTGTATCCGCCAACGTCTACCGCGTCATTGAAGGGGACAGCTAGTCCACTTACGATGCGCTCTTCTGTATCTACATTGGCTCTAAGTTCAAACTGTCGCGTCAACATTTGCTACGTCCTTCACTTCTAGAGGGTCTAGTCCCTCAATTGCTCGTACCTCATCGATCTTGAGGAAGCCAGCATCAATAGCTAGCTTGTGTGCCTCATAGCGAGTCTTGGTATCAACCCTGAGGAATGCCTCTAGATTGAACTTTGCCTTCTGGCTACCGGGTAGCAATTCAGAGAACGCTGTTTCAATCTCAGTGAGGTAACCCATGAGTCCGAACTCAACAAGCTGCAACTTCTCGTCTTGGAGGTTTGCGTATGTCATTGAGTTGCCCTCAACAGTTGCAAGCATCATTCGTAGGGGGATTCCGAACAGAGTTGCAATCTGCGTCTTGTTCCAGTTCTGGGACTCAATGAACTGTGCGTCCTTTGGGGACAAGTAAATTGGTGTGTAAGTGAGTCCGCTATCTAGTACCGCTGTGGTTCCACCCTGAACGCTTGAATGCCACTGGGTCTTTAGTAGCGCTGCGTCCTCTGCGTTGAGTGGTGTGTCTGTCTTGAGGTAGCCGTTAGGGACACCAGAAGTCTCAAACCAGTTGGTTGCATAGGTGTTGGTGTCCAGTGCTCCCCTGAGGTCAGCCTGAGCAGCTTGGATTGGTCCCAGACCCTTTACGTTGCCGGGAACACGTAGAAGCTTTAGGTGTCGAATGTCAGCAGGCTTGTAGTCAGTTCCCAAGTAGCTGTACTTGATTGCCTTGCCGCGTGTGTTGGTTTCAATCACAACATCAAGAGGGTTGAATACCTCAAGGTTGGTTACACGGTTCTGAGCATCACGAGACACCAGCCAGTAGGCATTGCCGTTCAGAGCCAGTGATACAACTGACTGCTCAAGGAACGCTGGGAACGAATCGTTAATGTCAGGACGCTTGATAAATGCAGGAGCGTCAATGGCTGTGCTTCCTCGGAACACATCGATGCTCAACTGCTTTGATGCAATCGCGTAGATGCTGATTGCCCTATAGACAGCAGAAAGCCCTAGAGCATCACCAGTAGTTACGCTTCTTGTGGAAACGTCTCTACGGGGTTGTTCTAGGGCTGTAGATGGGTCACTAGGCAACGGTTCATTAACTGAACCAGAACGTTGCTGAACACCTGTATTGTCTGCCTCTGCGCCATACCAGACATCGTGCCAAAAACCCATTCGTGCCTTTCGTTTATCTATTTACAGTATAAACGTAGGTACACGATTATGAAATTGTTCAGTGAATGGTAGGTCTGGTTAGGTTGTAGTTCTCTACTGCATAGATGCCAAACGCTGTTGCACGTACAGCATCGATAGTCACGGACTTATCCTTGCGGAATATCTTGAAGCTATCTCCTACCGTCTTGCGGATAGTGTTGGGAATCTGGAAGGACATTAGAGGGTCACTTCCATGCTTCACCTTGCGTTGTGCAAGCTTGGCATAGAACAGGGCACTAGCTCCTAGTACGTCTCCACCATTAAGGGTCTTCACTGGATACCCCGTTGACTTGAGCCTTTCAGCTAGACCCTTCAATGCAGGGCTTGCATCAATGACGTAGGCAAGTGGCTTGTACCTGTAGAGCCACCTACATAGTTTCTCTAGAAGCTCTGGTGTGGGCTGAGGGATACTTGCTACTAGCTCCGTGTAGTAGAAGCCCTCAGACTTAATTGTGCGTGTGATGGTGGCATAGCGCATATCAGCGTCAGCATCAATGGTGAAGTAGACGTGACCCTCAGGGAAGGACTCATCAACAGACCTTGCGTTCTGTGCCCACATAGCTCCTGTTACAAAGCTTTGGTCACTACCGCTCACAAATCGATTGAGCTTGTACCTGATTGCTTGGTCAGGTGGAAGGGTCTTGAACTCCTGAATGGTGACCTCCATATCCACACGTCCAGATGCAAGAGCAGGATTAGCAGCAATGAGGAATTGTGCAAGCTGTTCATCTGAGTCAGGGATGCTTCCCTCTGGTGCTTCCCACAAGAAGAATCCAAAGCCTTGCACTTCTCCTGCAATGGCCTTGTCTCCAAGTTCGTACAAGTGCTTGAGCAACACTGAACTTTCGTCACCAGCAGTTGTAATGCCAACAATCAATGTGTCAGGACGTGCACCAGTACCGTTTACAAGTGCTGTCCAAAGTTCCATCTTGAGCAAGTGGACCTCATCGACGATGCCAAGAGCTACAGGAATACCTTGTAGTGCTGCGTCCTTAGCTGGCTTGACGTTGTACCTTGCTCCGTTGATTCCCTTGGTTCCTCTTGTACCTGTTGCCTTGAACTCATCCTGCAACCAGCCAGTCCTATCAATGGCAATGCGTGTCCTGTCGTAAACGAAGTCAGCCTGTTCCCTTGAGGAAGCAATGCCAATAATCCAAGAGTCCTGACCAAGTAGAAGTCTCCACAAGGCCAGAGCAGCAGCAAGTTCTGTCTTGCCGTTCTGCCTTCCCATGGAAATTAGAACCTGTCGATACCTCAGGTGTCCATTGTGAAGCTCAGTCATACGACGTAGAAGGTCTACCTGCCATGCCTCTTGCTCATACTTATATGCCTTGAGCCAGACACGTTGAATGACTTGCAGGTAGGTGAACCCTTCTGCATATTCAAGGTCTAGAGCACTGGTGAAGTCCTCTCTAAGTGGTTGGGTATGTCGTGTGAAGGTCATCTGACCATGAACTCCCCAAGCTTGCTACCTTGCTTGGTTTCAGGGGCACGAGCAAGCAACGCACGGTATGCAATACCGAACGGACCAATGATTGAGCCAACCACACCATTGCTGTCTAGTTCCTCTGCCATCTGGTAAAGGCTTGCAACTGCAATCCCATCAACGGGTGACAACCAATCAGCGTTGGTCACAAACTCATCTACGCTATCAACAAAGCTCTTCATCCTAATATGTTCCTTTCTCAAACATTTTGGACACAATCCGTGTAAACATCTTCTGGGGCGGGGTTTCCGCATACGTCCTTTAGAAAACTGGACACGCTCACGTCATCACTATCTTTGAATCTGAGAGCCTTGGAGTCTTCATCCCATAGGATTACTTGGGTAGTACCCTCCAGTGCGTTACAGACAAAGCCAATGTCATGCACGCTTAGTATCCTTTGGCTTCCAGTCATAGAACACTGTCTGCCTAGGCTTAGGGATGACAGGAGCAGGTACGAACCTAGACGTAACCTCAAACTTAGGATTAGGAACATAGGTCTTAGGGTTGCCAAGCTTATA